ATGAACGGCGTGCCGATGACGCAGGTCGCATCAGGCCCGACAACAGGACAGTATAGTCATGCTCTTGGAGTTTACACTTTCGCCACCGCCGATGTCGGCCAGATTGTGTTTATCAACTACTCGTACACCGCTGTTGCAGCAACAGCCGCGGATTTGATTATTTCAAATCCGTTCATGGGATATGCGCCGACATTTTCAGTGTCATTCTCGATAAACTATAACGGGAAAAACGGCACGATCATTCTCAACTCCTGCACGTCAAGCAAGTTCAGTGTTGCGACAAAATTAGATGACTTCGCCATTCCTGAATTTGATTTCACAGGCTACGCGGACGCAAACCAGAAAGTAGGCAGAATCTCGTTCAGCGATAAATAACCGGTAAAAACACTATGGCTGTAGTAACAATTAAGGGCGTGTCATTTCCTTTTTCTGGGGGCAAGTCTTTTGAGCTTGCCCCTCTGAATATCAAGGCGGTAAAAAACCTGCAGGCAGAGTATGGGAAATTCAACACATGGGACAAGCACGCCGCTGATCTTGACTTTGAATTTATGACGACAGTTGTACTGTATTCGCTCAAGAGGAACTACCCCGACATGACCGTTGAAGATGTTGATGAAATGGCAGATATAGGAATACTGATGAAGGCTTTTGTCGCAATCATGACCGTCATGGGCGCGGTAGCATCTGATGTGGTTGAGGGGGGGAAGAAGCCGGGGAAGAAATAGAAGATTGGGATGAGCTAACTATCCACTTGGTAATGAGCACAGGGATGAGTGCTCAACAAGTGGATGATTGGTTTGATTTTCCTCGGCTGAGGGTCTTTACAAGACACACGGACAAATGCCCGCCATCGTATATAAGCATAGCTAAACTTGCTGCTTATTTCGGGGTGTCGCAGCCATCAAAAACCGCGACACAAGCAGGGCAATCAATGCCGAACATTTCAAGCAAAGATAACGATTCCGCTATCGCTCAATTTATAACCATGCTGGGGTAATGGCAAACAACAACAGTGACACCAATATTGAAGTAGGGTTTGGAGCCAATACCGGGGAGCTCGAAGCTGGCGCGCAAAAAGCAGCTCAATCCGTACAGGACGCCACCGCAAAAATAAAAGCAGGCTGCGAAACTCTTTCTGTGAGCGCAAAAGCTGAAACCGAAAAGGCTGTTTTGTCTTTTCAGACTATGGGGACGCAAATAAAGGGGATCAGCGAACAGATATCCACAGCGATAAGCGGAATGACAGGCATGCTTGCTGTATTCGCCGGAGGGGCTGTATTTGCGGCGACGATCAAAGCGTTTCAAGATGAGGTAGGTCAGGCTCGGCAGTTGATGAATACTTTTGGAATGACAGCAGAGAAAGCGTCCATACTGAACACACAACTAAAACTTGTCGGTTTGACGTCTGAGGACTATACAGGCATGGCTCAAAAACTCGGACGACAAGTCAAGCAGAACGAGCAAGGGCTAAATGACCTTGGAGTTAAGACGAAGGATGTAAACGGGAATTATCTCGATCAGCAGACGATCATGAAGAACGCTACTGACGTGATGATGTCATATAAAGCCGGAACAGACCGTAACCAAGTGTCAATGCTCTTGTGGGGGCGTAACTCTCAGGACGCAATTAAACTCCAAAAGCTCAATAATGAGTCTATGGAGAAAGCGACAGAACTGGCTCAAAAGTTTGGCCTTGTACTCTCGGGGGAAGCGATGCAAGCGTCGAAAGAATACAAGGCGGAAATGAACGCGACGATGATCGTCGTCGAGGGGTTTATGGCGAAGATAGGAGAGAGTCTTATCCCTTTACTCACGAAACTCGGTCAGCTATTCGTTCAGATAGGACAAGAGTTGTTCCCAATCTTCACCGCGGCTATTGATGTATCAAAAACGGCTGTAGATGGTCTCGGTACGATCATTAAAACCTTCACCGATAACACGATTAAGCTTTTCCATGACTTGACAGGCGAGAGCCATAAGGCGTTCGCGAAAGACATGCCGGACGACATGTGGTCGTGGAAGAACGTTGTCGAGATGGTAGGCGACGCTGTAGAGGGGATTTTCAGCACGATTGATAGGGCTTTGATTGAGCTGTTCGGCGACATCAGAATGGTCACTTTGGCATGGAGCACAATGTGGGCCGCATACGGGCAAGCCGTAAGCGGGAACTTCACAGGAGCTATGGATTCGGTAAAACAAGGATATAAAGAAGAGCAGAAAGTCATAAAAGAGACGGAGCAAGCTCTTAAAGATCAGGAAGCCGCTCAGCTTTCGTCTGCGGCGAAACGGGCAGCAGCAGAGCGCGGTGTGGCTAAAGAAAGAGAGGGTGCGAATAACGGTAAAACGTATGACGGTGAATCAGGAAAGCCAAAGAAAACGGGAAAGACGAAAGGCGATGGTGAAGCGTCTTACATAGAGCAGTTAACCGCTGATCTGGACAAGCAAAAGCTTGAATATGAGCAATACTACGCATCAATCGGACAAATAAGAGAGGTTAGCAAACAGCAGGAAGCGAATTATTGGAAAGGTGCGCTTGATCAAACAGGATTAACGGAGAAAGAGCGCCTTGATATTTATACCAGGTACGCGAAACTGCAATTGCAGGTAGATAAGCAAGCTCTCAAAGACAAAGAGGAAAGAGGCAAGGCTGAGATTGAGATAGAGCGCACAACGCAGGACGGGATTATTGCTCTCGAAGAGGAATCGGCACGTCATGCAAACGCTCTGAACCTTACATCTAAAGAGGAATATCTATCTCAAGAGAAAAGCTTTTTAACGAAGAAATATGACATTGACGCCGCAGCCCTTCAAAAAGAAATAGACCTATACAAGGGTGATCCAAACAGCGAGAAGAAGGTTGAGCAGCTCAATCAGAAGCTTATATCCTTAAAAACAAAGTATGCCCTTGATTACCAAAAAGCTGATAACAAGCAAGTTGAGGATAGTAAGATGAAATGGACTGACCTTTTTAAATCCATTAGTGATGGATTCGGGAAGTCAATCGGCGGGTTTATTGTCGGAACAAAAAACTTTCGGTCCGCTTTGCTTGGTGTCTGGCAAGGAATACAAGGCGCGTTTGAGACGATGATCGGGAATATGATTGCAAAGTGGGCAGAAGGGGAGTTGAGAAAGCTCGCTGTTACACTTGGAATACTTCCTGCTCAATCGGCGGGAGAGGCTGCAGCCTCCGCAACAAGTATAGCGACAAAAAAAGCTGAAGCAGCAATGACTATACCGGCATCAGCCGGTATAGCAGCGGGAGAGGCAGCCGCATCCGTTGCAGGAATCCCTGTCGTTGGCCCTGAAATGGCAGCCGCAGCCTATGCGTCAACTATGGCTATGGTAATGTCTGGTTTGGCTGTCGCATCGGCATCCGGTGGCTACGATATCCCCGCAGGAATAAACCCCATCACGCAGCTTCACCAAAGCGAGATGGTCCTACCCGCAAAGTATGCGGATGTTATCCGAGGCATGGCCTGGAGTTCATCGCCGGCAGGCGCAACGACAAGCGGAGGGGATATTCACCTACACGTCAATGCGGTTGATGCTCATTCGGTGAGAAGATTATTCCTGGACAACGGCTCGGCGCTTGCGGACAGTTTGAAACACCAAATTAGGAACCTGAAACGATGAGCAGCAACGCCATTTTCCCTACACTACCAGGCATTACATGGGACACAATTAAGACACCGATATTCAACACGATCATCAAAAAGGCGGTATCTGGCAGAGAGACTCGTGTTGCTTATATGGCCGCACCAATGTACAGTTTCAAGCTTAATTTTGAGTTCCTACGGGACAAAATGAGTGTGCAGGTTCCAGCATCCCCATTCGATGAGCTTAAACAGCTCATGGGGTTTTTCATCAGCAGACAGGGCTCATTTGATTCGTTTTTGTTTGAGGACACAACAGACAATCTCGCAACATCTCAGCAGTTCGGGACAGGCAACGGCTCAACAACAACGTTTCAGCTTGCCAGAGATTTCGGGGGAGGAACAAGTTTCCTTGAGCCGGTCATGAACATCAACGGGACTCCAACTATAACAGGCGGGTCGGTATCGTCAATCAGCAGCACAGGAGTTGTGACATTCTCATCAGCTCCAGCAAATGGCTCGGCGTTGATCTGGACAGGCAATTACTATTTCCGTTGCCGTTTCGACACCGACACAACGGATTTTCAACAGCTCATGCAGGACTACTGGACAAACGGTGGTTTGACATTGTACGGATCACTCAGCAACAAATTATAATGAAAACACCTACAGGAAGCCTCACCAGTGCATATTTATTAGTCCATAGTCAATTCATCGTCGTTGACCTTTACACGCTCTCAGTGGTCAATACAGCATGGGCTTCTGGCTTATCAGTGACCTACACGAATTACTACTATTCCGGATCAGATTACGATGTGGTAAACGGTGCACACACTTTCAAAGGCAATGACGCGATTTTCTCACGCGACGGATTAAAACAGACGATAGGGCTGGAAGTCGCAACGATGAACATTACAGTTAATGCGACAGCATCGATGCTGGTACTTGGCATACCTTTTATGCAGGCAATCACTCAGGGAGTTCTCGACGGAGCTATGATAAAGGTTGATCGGGCTTTTCTCAACGCGGATCACTCGGTTATCGGAACCGTCAATTGGTTCACAGGTCACGTAGCAAAGGTTTCTCCAGGCCGAAACGGAGCCTCAATTACGATCAACTCTTTGACTGACCTATTAAACGTCAACGTTCCTCGAAACGTCTACCAGGCAGCTTGCCAGAATACGCTTTACGATGGGGCTTGCACCTTGTCTCGATCGTCATACTCCGCATCCGGGGCGGTGAGTACGATTACCGGCACTACACTGACGATATCAGGGACAGCAGCAAGCCAGACCGCAGGTTACTGGAATCAGGGAGGAATAATTTTTACATCAGGTTCGGCAAACGGAGAGGCCAGAACGGTAAAATCATGGACGGGAGGGGTTCTTACTCTTCTCAGCCCATTCCCGACATCTCCGGCATCCGGTGACACTTTTATGCTTTACGCAGGATGTGACAAACAGTACGCGACCTGCCAGGCGAAGTTCAGTAATAGCGCCAACTTCAAGGGCCAACCATTTGTACCGATACCGGAGACTGCTGTATGAGGGATCGAGTAATTCAAGAGGCGAGATCATGGTTAGGTACTCCTTACCATCATCATGCAGCGGTGAAAGGGGCTGGTGTTGATTGTGCACAAATTCTTATAGAGGTCTATTCTAAAGCGGGAGTAGTAGAGAAGTTTGACACAGGAAGTTACCCGCATGACTGGCATATGCATAGATCAGAGGAGAGATATCTCGGCTGGGTAGAGAAATACTGCACGAGAGTAGAAAACCCACAAAAAGGGGATATAGCCCTATTCCAATTCGGTCGGTGCGCATCTCATGCCGCTATAATTATTGACTGGCCGGGTGAACTGATCCACTCATATGTGATGCAAGGAGTTGTCCTTGTAAGCGCAAGCGATTCTGAGTTAAGAGGTCGGTTCCATTCGTTTTGGTCACCATTTAAAGAGGATGTTGCATAATGGGAGGTCTATTTTCAGGAGGGTCAGGAAGCGCAAGCACGCCTGTAGCTGAGACAGGGTTATCGGTATCAACTTCAGTATACGGCTTAACTCTACCGGTTATCTATGGAGCAACAAGAGTCCCGGGGAACATGATATGGTATGGCGACTTTAAGTCAGTCGCGCAGACGCAAAACACAGGAAAGGGCGGAGGGAACACCGTCATAACCGGATATACCTATTACGCCTCATTTGCCATCGGGATATGTGAAGGGGAAATCGCCGGAATAAATTCCATGTGGAAGAATGGAGTTTCGGCACCGCTTACAGGTACAGCGTCAATTTTATCGGCATTCGGGAAAGGAAATGTCGATGGATTTACCGTTTTCACGGGGGCTCCATCTCAATCAAAATGGGGGTATTTAACGACATTTGATTCACTTAAGTCGTTGAATTATAACAACCTGTCATATATATGCACGTCTAATTACAATCTCGGAAGTTCTGCGACACTACCAGAATTTACCTTTGAAGTTTTTGGCCATGGATACGGCTCAAGCGTCACAGGCGTGCCGGACGTCGATCCAGGATTCATTATCACCGATTTATTAACAAATGCTCGGTACGGCGCGGGGTTCCCTGCCGCAAATATCGGGA